CTGCTTGAGCAGAGGCTTGAGCTCATCGGCAGAGAGGTCGGCAGCGGGTTGAGTAAAGTCGAACACGGCAACCGGGTTAGCTGCCATCAGCTTGGTCTACTAGACCGAGATGATTTTTTTGAAACTGATCCGGGAGCTTGGTCTTTTACGTTATGGGGGGCGTGCCCCCCCCTTGCCCCCGGCGGCTCCGCTGCGCTACGCTAGAGTGCTGATCGGGCTTTGCTGTGTCAGTCGTTGGTGGCGTTACCTTACCCTAACTCCCTAACCCCCACGCTCCGGTTGGTTCGACCCTAAACGTCAGAGTTGAGGTGTGAGTAACTCAGCGGTGATGGACAGCGGGCTCGCTTCGCTCGCCCCTGATGCCAGTCAAGTGTAACGTATGTAACAGCTGGAATTGCGAGGAAAACGGAAATGAATACACGTGTCGCCGACAAGTGGAGAACATCCTGGGTGAACTTGGTCTACCGTGGGACATCGCACGAGCGCTGTCATACGAGTGGTGGGACGCGGAGTGAGCTTGGTCTCTGGAACCATGGTTCGACGCGGGACGCTGGTCGGTCGTCCGAGTAGACCGATGGTTCTAGGGTGGGCCCTCGTAAGGACCACCCCCCCATACCTCACCATCCTGATCGCGCCACTTGATGTAGCGAAAGCATTCAAGCTCGTAGGGTTGTGCGTACACGGGCGGGCTGGTGCCCGCTCCTGGAGCAAGAAGAGGACTTTGCCACTTCTCGATGTTAGAGGATACAAGACACCACACAATGTCATCACCATCTATTGCATCATGAAAGGCCAGTGCAGCTGCCTGCTGTGTTTCGTTACCGGTAAAATCAGGGCGGACGAGGTCGCGCCTGGTAAACTGATAATTCATAGTGACAGTCTTCTCAATAACAGTAGTCTTGCCTGTGCTAATACTGGTTTGCAAGCCAGGTGCAGCACCAATGTCCTTATTACCAATTGTAATGTACTTCGTCTGTAAGACCTTATGGTACTTCTTCGACAGTTGCCTGCGAGTTGTAAGATCGCCTGATGCGAGCGAGTGGTAAGCCCCGAGATACGTCGGGAGGCTAACCTTGATAGCACTCGAGCGGTTTGGCAACCTTTTCGTCTTAATGAACTGGAACTTAAACTTAATGGGACCGGTATACAGTAGTACCGGTATTCGGACCTTGAAAATATGAAATGCAGTAATGGGCATGTACTGTGTAGTTGATATGGTATCAAAGTTAGTCATCTGCATCCAGTTGGATTCGGCAGCAATTGCAGGAGTAGCGAGGGCAGCGGCTGACTTAACCCACTGCACTATGTTAGCGCCGGGCGCTGAGACTGTACCGTAAAAACATTCACCGGTTTGCGCATTGACTATACCACGATACCACGGGGTCTCGTTATAGAAACAATTTACGGCGAACGCCACGGGTGAGGTGTTGATGGGGCCTTGCGTGCTACATGGACCAGTAGTCACGAATTGGCAGGTCTGTCGCTGATATTGGAGGTCTCCCCAATGTTGGTTCTGCAGCTTGGTGACCTGTCGGGCGAGGACGCTGATAGACTTCGCGTTCTTATACTTGAGAGGCGCCCGCGCCATGCGGCGACGTAAGCGCTTGACGGGAGCATTCGTCTTGCGTGCCTTGGCAATACGAGCAGCACGAGAAGTGCGAGTGCGCCTTCTACTACGAGAGTAAGCTGACTTGCGAAATCGGACATTCGGCATCGGGGGTCAGACCTTGGTCTGTTGCCTAATATGGAACAAAAAAAATTTCGGCACCCGAGCGGAAAAATTTTGGCGGCTACGCCTGTAACACTATAAATTTTTCCTTAACCTACTGGCACAACTGGCACAAATGT